GGCGAGAGCAATGCCATCGCCTACCTGCCACCCGAACGCGGCGCGGTGGCCCGTGCTGCCAAGCCGACGCCCGCTGCGCCCGCCACACCCGGGGCCACGCCCAAGATGGCGTCTGCTCCCTGGAACAAGAAGGGTTGAGACCCCGCGATGCCCTTTCGCACATGCGTGATGGGGCGGCGCCTCCCGAAAACTGAGGACACTTCCATGACTAACCTGAACAACGCGGCCCCCGCGGCCGTGATCAGCCCCGGCTTGCCTGATGATCAGCGCCGGTTGATCGAACTCGACGACGCCATTGCCAAGATCCGCACCCAGATCGCGACAGCCGATCTGGCGCGTCAGCGGGGTCACAAACCCATCGACCCGGACTGGTTTCACCGGGCCCGCACAGCGCTCCGGCATCTCAGCCGTGAACGGGCAGAACTGCTGGCCAAAAGCACCGGACGTCGCCGCCGGGAAAAGCTGAAGGACGCGCTGATCGGCGTTCTGCGGGAGCGCCATGATCCGGAAACCTGGACCGGCATTCTGGCCGAGGCGCAGGCGCGCAGTGAACGGGAGGGTCTGTGATGGCCGAGCTTCCCGAAGTCCCCACGCCGACGCTGACGGCGATCTATGCCGCTTATGAGGCCCGCCAAGGCGATGGTTTCCGAGACCACCTCGGTGCCTCGATCATCGGCAAATCCTGCGCCTGCGCGCTCTGGTACGATTTCCGCTGGGTCACGCCCGCGCGCCACTCCGGCCGCCTGCTGCGCCTCTTCGAGACCGGCCAGCTGGAAGAGGACCGCCTCGTGCGCAACCTGCGCGCCACTGGCGCAACGGTACTCGAGGTTGATCCGGAAACCGGCCGCCAATTCCGCGTCGAGGCCCATGGCGAGCACTTTGGCGGATCGCTTGACGGCGTGGCTATCGGCATCCTCGAGGCCCCGAAGAACTGGCACGTGCTGGAGTTCAAGACCCATGGGGTCAAGAGCTTCAGCGAGTTGACCGCGAAAGGCGTGGTGATGGCCAAGCCCCAGCACGCCGCGCAGATGCAGATCTACATGCATCTGACGGGGATCACCCGCGCCCTCTACGTGGCGGTCTGCAAGGACACCGATGCGCTTCACATCGAGCGCATCGAGGCCGACAGCGCCATGGCCGAGCGGCTGCTGGACAAGGCCGGCCGGGTTATCTTCGCCGAGCATCCGCCCGCGCGCATCAGCGAGGACCCGGCCTGGTTCGAATGCCGGTTTTGCGATCACCATGCTGTTTGCCACGAGGGTGGTGGGGCGGCTGTGACTTGCCGATCCTGCCTGCATGCGACGCCTGTTGATGGCGGCTGGCATTGCGCCCGCCACGACCGGATGCTGGCACCCGCCGAGCAGCGCGCGGCCTGCACCCGCCATCTCTTCATCCCCGATCTCGTCCCGGGCGAGGTCATCGATGCGGGCGACGATGTCGTCACCTACCGCATGGCCGATGGCTCGACCTGGGCAAACGACGCCCGCACGACGGAGGCCGCGCCATGCTGACCCTGCGCCCCTATCAACATGCCGCGATCACCTCGATCTACGGCTATTTCCAGAACCACAAAGGCAATCCGCTGGTGGTAATCCCGACCGCCGGGGGCAAGTCTCTCGTCATGGCCGCCTTCATCGAGGGCGTGCTGAAGGCATGGCCCGACCAGCGCATCCTGATCGTGACCCATGTGCGCGAATTGATCGCCCAGAACCATGCCGAGATGATCGGGCTCTGGCCCGAGGCCCCGGCCGGCATCTATTCGGCGGGCTTGGGCAAGCGCGAGGCGCAGGCCCGCGTCCTCTTCGCGGGTATCCAGTCGATCCACCGCCGCGCCGAGGAGGTGGGCCACACCGACCTAGTGCTGATTGACGAGGCGCATCTCATCCCGGGCGACACCAGCACCATGTATCGCCGGTTTCTGGACGGGCTGGCCCGGATCAACCCCGCGCTCAAGGTGATCGGGCTGACCGCCACGCCCTTCCGGCTCGACAGCGGCATGTTGCACGAGGGCAAGAACGCGCTCTTCACTGATATCGCCTATGAGGCCCCGGTGCGCGATCTGATCGACGCCGGATACCTGAGCCCGCTCGTGTCGAAACAGCCCGCCACGCGGCTGGATGTCTCGAAGGTCGGCACCCGCGCGGGCGATTTCATACAGCGCGATCTGGCTGCTGCGGTAGACAAGGAGGCCATCACGCGGGCGGCGGTCAGCGAGATCATTGAGCATGGGCGCGAGCGGAAATCCTGGCTGACCTTCTGTTCCGGCGTGGACCACGCTCGCCACGTGGCAGAGGAGTTCGGCCGTCAGGGCATCATCTGCCGCACGATCTTCGGAGACACGCCAAAGGACGAGCGGGATACCATCATCGCAGCATTCAAGCGCGGCGAAATCCGCGCGCTGGCCTCGATGGGCGTGCTGACAACCGGCTTCAACGCCCCTGCCGTCGATCTGATCGCGCTCCTGCGTCCCACCAAGTCCGCAGGCCTCTATGTGCAGATGGTGGGCCGCGGCACGCGCCTCGCGCCGGGAAAGGAGAACTGCCTGGTCCTCGATTTTGCGGGCAATGTTCGCTGCCACGGGCCGATCGATCTGGTCCGGCCCCGGCGGCCGGGCGAGGCCGGTGGGGGTGAGGCCCCGACCAAGGTTTGCCCGATGTGCGAGAGCATCATCGCGCTCTCGGCGACGGAATGCCCGGATTGCGGCCATGTGTTCCCGGCCCGCGAGGTGAAAATCGCCCCCACGGCGGCCACGCTCCCAGTCCTGTCGCCGAAGGTGCAGTGGCTACAGGTCGCAGGAGTCTCCTACAGCCGCCACGACAAGCTTGGCGGCCTACCCTCGCTCAAGGTCACCTACAACTGCGGGCTCAGGTCCTACAGCGAATGGGTCTGCATCGAGCATCAGGGGTACGCGCGCCAGAAGGCCGCCGAGTGGTGGCGCAAGCGCGCCCCGGGCTGCCCAGTGCCTCTTACCGTCGCTCAAGCCATCGCTGAGGCCAAGCGTCTTGCCCGCCCCAGCGAAATCTCGGTCCGTCCCTCGGGCCGCTATGTCGAAGTCTCCGGCCACAGGTTTGACCCATGCGCCCAATCCACACCGGCCTCTGCGCCGTCTGCCACCGGCAACCTCGTGGGTTTGGCTGGTTCGGCCGGGACTTCCGCATCTCCGACCCGCGCCGCGATGCCAGCCGCAAGCACCTCTGTAGCCGCACCTGCCAGGACATCTGCCATGGGAGGAAGGGCATGATCGATCCAACCCCGAACGAGGCCGAGGCGATGACCGTCGGCGGACAGCAAGGCGGCGAATACCTCGAAAGCATCGACAAATCCGATCTCGCCACCCTGACCGAGACCGAGTGGGACCGCTTCATCGATGCGGTCGTCACCGGATATTGCGACCACCTGCGCGCGCTTGCGTCCAAGGACCGTGCCCGGCTCGACGCCATGACCCCCGAGGTGCCGTTCTGATGGCTGACACATCCTGGATGGCGCGCTTTGGCGCGCGGCTCGTCACCAACGGCTATGCCATTCTGCCGATCGGCCCGGGCACGAAAAAGCCCGGGCAGTTCAAGCGAGGTGCATGGACCGATTACCCGGAATGGAACCGTCACACTGAGCGCCCCACCACGGATGTGGAGGTCACGACATGGTCCAAATGGCCCAATTGCGGGATCGGCATCGTTGGCGGCGCGGTCGCGGCGGTCGATATCGATATCCTCGAGAATGCCGAACTGGCCTTGCAGATCGAGCAGCTGGCCCGCGCGAAGCTGGGCGATACGCCTGCCTTGCGCATCGGCCGGGCCCCGAAACGGATGCTGGTCTATCGCGCTGCGCAGCCGTTTCGCGGGATCAAGCGTCATCCGCTGGAAATACTGTGCCTCGGGCAGCAGTTCCTGGCCTATGCCACCCACCCCGATACCGGTGCGCCCTATGTCTGGCCTGATGAGGCGCTGGCCGACATCGACATCAGCGATCTGCCGGTGATCACGGCCGAAGCGGCTGCCGCCTTTCTTGACGAGGCCTACGCGCTTCTGCCAGAGGCCCTGCGCCAGCGGGGTCTTTCGCTGGTCACATCCGCGACAGACCATCTGCGCAGCCACAGCCAGATCGGCACCTTGCCCGCCATCAGCGCGGCGCTGGACTGGCTGCCCAATGCAGAACTCGACTATGACAGCTGGATGCGCATCGGCATGGCGCTGAAAGGCGCACTCGGGGACGCTGGCGCCGATCTCTTTGCCGAGTGGTCCGCGCAGGCTGCCAAGGACATGCCCGCGACCACGGCCAAAGCCTGGGCCAGCTTCAAGCCCGACCGGATCGGCGCGGGCACGATCTACCATCTTGCCATGGAGCGCGGCTGGCAGCCGGACCCTGCGCTACGCCTCGATGGCAGCATGCTGGACGCAACCGAGCATCCTGCGGCGGGGCTCTTGTCAAGGCTCGATGTCACGGCAGCCGCTCCGGCAGCGCCCACACCTGCACCAGCCTATTCGCTGATCATCCCCGATGGCCTGGTAGGCGATCTGACCGATTACATGCTGGCCACCGCCCGGCGTCCGCAGCCATTGCTGTCGCTCGGGGCAAGCCTCTGCGCCATCGGCGCGCTGATGGGGCGGCGGTACCGGACCGAGGGCAACCTGCGCTCGAACCTATATGTCGTGGGCATCGCCGACAGCGGATCGGGCAAGAACCACGCCCGCGAGATCATCAACGAGACCTTCTTCGAGGCGGGTTTGGCGCACCATCTCGGGGGCAACAAGATCGCCTCCGGTGCAGGGCTTCTGACCGCGCTGCACCGCCAGCCCGCGATCCTGTTCCAGATCGACGAGTTCGGCATGTTCCTCGCGGCAGCCGCCGACCGCAAGCGCAGCCCCCGCCACATCACCGAGATCCTCGACAACATGACCGAGCTCTTCACGGCCGCAGGCGGCATCTTCCTTGGCGCGGAATACGCCAACCGCGACGGCTCGAACGAGCGGCGCGACATCGTCCAACCCTGCCTCTGCGTCTACGGCACCACGACCCCGCTGCACTTCTGGGGCGCATTGCAGGGGGCAAACGTGGTCGACGGCTCGCTTGCCCGCTTTCTGATCCTGCCCAGCGACGAGGATTACCCGGACGAGAACATCGCCGTGGGCATCCGGCAGGCACCGCCCGCGCTGATCCAGGGACTGCAACGCGTTGCTGCTGGCGGAGGGCACGGCAAAGGCAATCTGGCTGGCAAGACCGCTGATCAGAACACCGCCGTGAACCCGGTGATCGTGCCCATGACCGACGAAGCCCGTGCCCGGTTCCAGCACTTGAGTCTGGCGCTGACAGAGGAATTGAGGGCGGCCGCCGGCAC